AAGGAACATTGACTTACCAGCATTAGGTGCTGCTGCAACCATACATACTTGCCCACGTCGAAACTTGATTTGCTTATTTGCTAAGGCTCTCCATACATCAGGTAGCGGTGTTGCTTTGGTAAGGACACCACTCCAAGCTCTGGATAAATCAAGCAACGTTTCTTCTCCTTATTGTTATATTATTTTTTCTTCTAATAGCTTCTCTGGCGTTGACAGTTAAGCCGCCCCAGATACCGTGATGCTCGTTATATATACCCCATTCAGCACATTCAGTTTGGTGGGGACATTTACCGCAGATTGTTTTAGCAAACTTAATATTTATCTGCGACTGATAATCAACTTCCTTCTCAGGAAACCAGTGATCTCCGCCTACTTCAGCACATAATGGAGCCTCGAATTCGTGAGGCTCGCGCATTAGTTATCGGATCCACACCGTCTCGCACTTATCAGGTGCGCCCTTCGGTGCTGCACACATCAAGCCCTTCCAGGCTTTACCTTGTGCGTTGACTCCGCTGCGAAGTGACATTGAACCGTGCTTGCATTGTTGTTCGGCTCCTGTCGAAGCAGGAGCAGGACTAAAAGGTGGTGTGTCCTGATGTATTGGTGCTGGTGTTGTATTGAATTGACGTGCTGCATATGCAATGTTGCTTGCATTACCACTGCTACCTAGTGCTGTTGATGTTGACTTAATAAGTTCAGCCACATCTTGTAGTGTTGTTAGTTGTGCTTCTAGTTCTGCTTGTGATGAAGCGTATACATTGATAAGAGTTCCATCAGGTAACTTAAAGTTAGCCTGTAACTTTGTTGAATCGGGTGCAGCCATTTACTTTCCTCCACTTTGTTTGATAGATAAGCGATTAGATTCTGGTCCAAATTTCTTAGGAACAAAACCTAGAAGTTTTTCAACTTCCTTGTCATCAACAGTAGACCTGCCAGCAACTGTTGTCCAACTGATTTGCACTCCGCTAAGAGTGCTACCTATTACTCCCTCGAAGCTGGCCTTCAAGGAATCCTTTTGCTTTTCTAACTCTTTAACTTGTGCGTCATACTGTAAATATAACAACGCATTTTTGTCAACATCAGGGTCCGGTATCAATACCTCACTGATTTGAATACGTTCTTTTTTTAGACCAACGCATCCCATCTCACCAGATGCGTCATAATATTTGCAATAGAACTTGCAGTAGCTCTCATCCTTTTCAGGATCAGGTGGTGTTGCAGATTCTTTAACTGCTGCTAACCAACCTAGTGCTTCAAGTGCCATTGCTTCATCGTAAGGTTCTGTGTGCCACTTGATATCACGTTCATCACCATCACGTGCAATCGCTACAAGGTTAACGTTCTTAACTTCATAGCCATTCTTAGATAATAGATAGCCATATACCTGCACCTGCCAACGCTGTTGCGTTGACGGGAAGTAGCCTAGGTTCTTTATCTTGCTAGTCTTCCAGTCAATCACATCACCAGATTCTGGTATAAATAAATCAACGTGTGCTTTCATATCGCCATATTCAACTGAGGTTTCTACTAGATACTTCTCACCCTTTGGGTCAATAGCACCGATAGCTTCTTCAATGGCTGCGTGAATTGCGGTCCCCATAATTGCTGCGAGTTTTAATTCGTTCTCATTAGTTTCCGGTTGTGCATTTAACCGATACCAAACCTTGCGACGGCAGCCACCAAGTTCTGATGGACCTACCTGTGTTTGTATTGAACGCGATCTACTTGCATCTTTTGCACGTAGAACTTCAATCAATAAATCTTTTGGATTACTCACTCGGAACTCTGTTCCATTTTACTAAGTAACCAATTATCAAGATCTGAAATCCTGTATCTATATTGGTGTCCGATTCTAGCTCTTGGAATTGCTAAATTAGTTTGATATAAATAACTTTTACTGACAGATAAATGTTCAGCAGCTTCTTCTATTGTTATCCAACGTTCTTTAATGACTGTCATTAAATCGTCCTTTCCTGGACTAGCAACTGTAAGGGCTTACCAGTGTTTACGTCAAGGACCGATGCAATCTCAACTGCTTTTCGGGCGAGTCGCTTTGCCTCGTCTAGCTCCATATCAGTCTGGATATCTGAATACAGATACCCAAGAGCAAACTGACCCCCACTACCGATAGCGTAAGCTCCGACATCGCTTTGGAAAAAAGAGAGGTCACAAGCAACCCGAAAGATATTGCCGTTAAAACTAAGTAAATAATCGAAACCACCATCTGGATCCACCTTATTGAAGTCGTAGTTGTTTTCATTAAAAGCCTTGATAATACTAGGGATAACTTTCTTCCCCATAAAACTTACTGGATTCTCTCCACGATAAGCAGGTGGCTTCCAGTTGTAAGCAAGTATATCTCCTGGTCTAGTATCACCGGATATAGCAAGTAGGAACTTACCTACCTCAACTATCTTCGGTGTGCTAAGTGCAAGAGTTACTAGATTAGATTCTGTGATTTGACTATCAGCTACTAGAACTGCGTAATCAATACCCTCTATTCCAACAACCGTTGTAATGGGCCACCTTCTTTCCTTGGGCGTGAAGCATATCACGACACGCCAGAGTTTCCTACTAGGCGTTGTTTTACTAGAGTCTGTGTATAATACGAGCGTGAGCGAGTTTAAACGGTCTGAGCGCCCTTCAGGGGCGCGTAACGGTCAGTATACGGTTACTGTGCGGCTCCGTCTACCAACCCTGTTTAAAAATAAGAACCGCCTGCCTGATAAATTTGGCACAGACTTGAGGTCCTTGGGACCGATACACGTTTGTCCTTGTGGATCACAAGTCTTTAACGTTATGGCTGCCTTTGAAGACTACGAGCTAGTCTGGTATCACCTTGACGCTACCTGCGTCAACTGTGGCAATCTAGTAATTGTTCCTTGCCCAGTAGATAAAGATGAGTAAAGCACAACATAAGTTAACAGAAATAAATGAGGCCACATTTCAGGCGATTTGTGGCCTCTGTGGTCTTGTAAGTATCCGACTCCGAGATAGACAGGCATCTACGCCTAAAGGCAGGTGGCGTTGCCGTAACCTAGCAGCCCTTAATGTATCCAATAGCCTTTCTCCTTACCGCAAACACAAGAAGGATTCCTGTGAGGAATGTGGCTTTATACCAGAGCACTCTAGTCAGCTCGACGTTGACCATATAGACGGTGATCGCTGGAACAATGACCCTAGTAATCTTAAAACTTTATGTGCTAACTGCCACCGCTTGAAGACTCATACCAATCGGGACTATGACGGCATAAAAAAATAAGCCCCACCCCAGGATTCGCCTGGAGTGGAGCTATGTGGTGCCTCGCAGAAATACAGTATTACTCTTTGTTAGAGCCTAAGCCATATTCCTTTTCAGTCTTGTCTGCCCACTTTGCTAGTGGTCCTGCAAGGGAACCGATTAAGATGGCATATTCTGGTGCGATATCTACCGCTAATGCGATAGCCATTGTTACTGCTGATGCTAGAACAGCACGAAGGTAAGACATAAAGGCTGCCTTAGTCTTTGGGCTTTTTAGTTTCTTTAGTAGGTCTTTCATTTCTTGCTCCATTTCGGTCTGCCAAACCCAACTATAAATACAGTGAGCTTGCGCTTGTTGTTTACCTTATACGCACGGATGCGTAGGGCAACTTCTCCACCATTGGCTTGTGAGCCAGTAGGTTTCTTCTCTGGGCTGGTATTGCCTTCGATAGTAGTAACTGTTCCATCGCCATTATCTTTGAGGATAATACCAACGTGATCTACCTTCTCGCCGCCAGGGAAGTCAAAGAAAACTATGTCGCCAGGTTGTGGTTTCTCTGTTGCAATATTAAACCAAGTGCCTAGACCCATAAAGCCTGCCTTACCAGCAGGTGTATAGATGCAGTTAGGAATCTTTACCTTGGCTTTTGTAGCACACCAGTTGACGAAGTAACCACACCAAGGTTGTCCGTTGTTCTTGTTATATTTAACTTTGTTGCCATCCTTCTCGATAACACCAACTTCAGCTTGTGCTATCTCTAAGAATGTTTCTAACTTACTCATCTGCGTCCATCAATTAGCATATCTATTACCTCATCTAAACGTCGTTCAACTCTATTGATTTGGTCCTTGAGGCTGCTGCCTCCATTCGGGCGAAGTTCGTATAGGTAATGCTTAACCATCCATCTGATAGTTCCAGCAAAGGCTGTAACAACTGCAATACCAGCTACGATAAGTGAGGCCCAGTTGGTAGGTGTCATCTTATAAACTCCGAATTGTTACTAGTAGTAATCCGCCGTATCCGGAGAATCGTTTGTCTGATGGGGTTCTGTTAATAAAATCCATTTCTTCTATGAGTCCGATATAGGACTCACCTGTTCTAAAGTCTTGAATCTGCACACTGTCTCCATTAGATTCAATAGCCTCTAACTGAGCCATACGAGCATAGGCAGAACCTTCGTAGCCAATCTCTACACCGAGACTATCTGATTCGTGATCAAAGCAGGATAGTGGGTATTGGATAAGTCTTTGACGTGGCACTGCCGGTAGTGACTTGAGTTGGTATCCAGTAAACAATGGACCCTTGGATGTATCAGTTGTTGAACGAGACAGTGTGAACTGGAAACCAAGATACTCTTGTGCAGTTTGAGGATAGTTGATGTTAACCTCTGGCACTGCTGATCCTTGTGAGAAGTTACCGATAGTGTAGAAGTTATCAAACGAGTCAACAGATTCAATCAAGATTCCGCCATTGGCTGTATCTACTCGTGCCTGCATCAACTTAAATATCTTAGCTTCTAGTGTGTTGTAACGGATGTAACCAGTTCGCAAGTATCCACTTGCTACTAGGGTAGTTGACTCAGCCCAAACATTATTGCCATTGGTAAATGCCGCTCTATCTGAGTTGCCAAAGAAGGCAACCTGCGATGCAGTGGTAGTAGTGCCAGTTGCTATAAGGTCCCAAGCCCAAGGAAAGAACAGGCTACTTGCTAGAACAGTAGTAGATAAATCCACACGAACTAAACCTGCAGCACCATCTACAAGGGTTGCAATGTAGGCATAACTATCTTTGAAAGCAATAGCGTTACAAGGTGGATGGGTAAAGAAAGCTGTAGGTAGCGCACCAGATCCGTGATTAGGATTTAGTTCATAGATAGAACTTCCTATAGCAGCAATAAGGCGCTGCTTTACATAGCGGATAGTGGCACGAGTAGTGCTAGATGCGTTATAAATTTCAGTATCGCTAGTTGATCCAGATATGTTTCCTCGATGGACGTGGCTGCCATTGATAAAGAAATACTCTTTACCGTTAGTGGTAAGGCTATAGATAGTAGATGCTGTGCCAGCCTGAGTGTAGGTGCTTGAAGAACCACCAGTTGTAATCTTCTTTAATGCAGTTCCATCTGTTACTAAGATGCAGTCATTGGTCCCATCATTGACACCAATTATCTGAGCGGCAGCAGAGCCTGAATAGAAACTGGCTGTGTCGTTAAGCAAGGTAGCCTGGCCTCTAGTCCAAATATCTATACCTTTAGACTCTGTGTATTGGAAACGTAGCGATTCCTCTTGTTGTGGTTCAAAGTATTTAATGCCAGCTCCGAGGTGGAATGATGATTGAGATCTAACCCACCAACCGGTAAGTGTTTGTTCTCCAGCTTCACGTGTCTGGTCAATTTGTTGCTTACGATACTGCGCTGTGACGCGACGATAAGGTGCATCATCACTGGTCATTAGGAAGAATGGATTACCGGCGATGGCTACATCGTAGGCTTCACCAGTAAGTGAATAGGTTGTTGAACCTGCAGGATTAGATAATACGTAGGGTAAGCCCTCGGTAATGTCATCGCCGTATGGCATTGTTTCTCCTTTAGGTTGTCAAAATAAAAAACCCCGCACTAGGCGGGGCTGTTAAAAATAGTATTACTTAAAGTGTTGGAACTTCAACCCAAGATGTTGTTTCTTCATCCCATTGATAAAACTTGTCATCAGTTGGTCTAGGAGTTGGTGCTTCCCAAAAGTAAGTATCTGAATTCTTTGTCCAAGATGAATAAGGTTGTGGTGCAGCAAAGCCAACACCATCCCAAGAGTATCCAATACCTGCATAGTTTTTATGCAATGGTGTTCCACCTAGTGTATGTGTATTACCAGTGGTGTTATAGGAAGTTTGTATCCAAGTGCCACCAAGATTAGTTTCACACCACTCTGCAGTATCTGCAACAATTACTTGTTCAACAATGCCATCTACTACTTTAGCAAAATGTGCCATTATTTATCCTTATCTTCTCCGTAGAGAGTTGCTGTATTTAGTAGTTTTACTTCACGCTTAGTAACTATGCCGCCTTTTTCATCAAGCTGTGTTTTAGCGGTTGCCTCGTCATCTGCAATGATATGAACCAACATATTAACTTCATAACTAAAACATTGCGTTGGCTTAGTTTCTTTAATCTTAGTTACATTATCTTTGGTCATTTGGATCTCCTTATGCTAGGTAACGGATGACAACTATACCTGATCCGCCAGCACCACCTGCTGCTGCGCTACCATTTCCGCCACCACCGCCGCCTGTATTAACAGTTCCTGCAACTCCTGTTCCTCCTCCACCGCCACCAGCGCCGCCACTGCCGTCGGTTCCAACGTTAGAAGCACCGCCACCGCCGCCAGCGTATGTAACGGACGACCCTGAAATTGCAACTGCTACTCCAGCACCACCGTTAGTGGAATTAATATCGTTGTATGCGTTGTTAACAGCAGCAGCGCCAGCGCCACCACCGCCTGCGCCTACTGCTGCACTTGTAGTGCCGCCACCTTTACCACCAGCAAATCCTTGATTTGCAGTTCCAGTTCCACCTGCGTATTCACTTCCAGAAGAATTAGCAGTAACGCCAGTTCCACCGCCACCAGATCCACCGTTTTTACCAGCTCCTGGAGCATCTCCACCGCCACCGCCACCAGTAGAAGTTATTGTGCTAAATACAGAGTTAGAACCATTAACGGAACTTTCCCCACCCGCGCCACCGGCACCGATAGTTACTGTGTATGCTTGTGCAGTTAAAGATAAAGCTGATTCTAATGAACCGCCACCACCTGTTGCAGTTACGGTAGAACGAAGTCCACCTGCACCGCCACCTCCACGACCTGCACCAGCACCGCCAGCAACTACTAGGTAATCAGCAGTTAGTGCAACGCTTGGAGTAAATGTTCCTGAAGAAGTAAATGTGTGAACCCAATACTTATTTGTATTATCAAAAGTAATAGTTCCACCAGTTGCTTTTGCAACAGAAGTAATAAAAGTTCCTGAAGAAGTAAATGTATGAATTGTATTTCCACCTGATGTAGTTACAGTTCCACCAGTTGCTTTCTGCACTGTGCCTGAATAACTGGCTACTACAATACCTGAACCACCATTTCCACTTCTTCCACCACCACCGCCGCCAGTATTTGCAGTTCCATTTGTTCCGACATAGGTAGGATCACCGCCGCCGTTTCCACCGCCGCCTATTCCACCAGCCTTTGACCCAACTGATAGATCACCAAGACCACCACCACCACCTGCGTAATTTACTGATGATCCTGTAATTGAAGATGCTAAACCTGCGCCACCTTGTCCTAAATTAGCGCCAGTTGATGGGAAACCTACTGCTGCTTTACCACCACCACCGCCACCATATAATCCTGAGCCACCTGCGCTACCTTGACCTGAAGTTCCTGCGCCACCAGTTCCAGTTGTAGATGGTGAAACATATCCACCACCGCCACCAGAGCCACCAGAAGCGCCATTTTGTTGATTTGTGCCGCCTGACTGATTTGCACCACCGCCACCGCCGCCAGTAGAAGTAACGCTATAAAATACTGAATCTACACCATTTGAACCTCGAACTGAACCTGCGCCAGTTCCTGCGCCGCCTGCCCCTACGGTTACTGTGTAACTAGTGGATAAAGCTAAAGAAAGTGCAGTTCCAGTGAGCATACCACCAGCACCGCCACCACCTGAAGAAGCACCACCACCGCCTGCAACTACTAGGTAGTCAACAGAAAGATCAGGACTATAGATAGCAGAGCCGTCCCAAATATTGGATGATCTAGGTAGTTTATTTTTAACAGTCGCTTTTGATACAAAGCGTATAGCCATTTAAGAAATCTCGCTTCCAAATGCTGCAAAGGACATAGTTGAAGTTGCTGCATAAATAGTAACTACATCTGTTGTAGCTAGGGTAAGGCCCAAGGTTAAACAAGTTGTATCGTTAGCAGCAATGGCAATATCGTAGGCAACATAATGTTGCGCTGCTAAGGTGGCACCAGCCGGTCTTACTGCAATTCTAAATGAAGCAGAAGTAGCCGCTTGGTTACATACAGTCACCGTTGATAAGATTGCAGAAGTAGCAGACGGAACTGTGTAAAGAGTGGTCGCTGTTGTAGCACTAGGGTTAGATTGACCTAACACTTTATATACCGTTGCCATTTATTTTCTCCTTATTAGAATGTGATACTACCTGAACTATTCCATTGATAAATTCTATATCCACCAGAAGTAGTAACTGTTGGAGATCCTGTTGTAGATGCTGCTAATGCAAACGTATCTGAATAACGTATGGCTACAAATCCTGAACCGCCATTACCACCGTTGCTGTCTGATGGATTAGCCGCAGCACCACTACCACCATTACCACCATTACCAGTATTCGCCGCACCAGCACTTCCAGCAGCGTTAAGGTCACTACGCCCACCAGTTCCACCAGTTGCATAAGTTATTGATGAACTTGTAATGCTATTATTTGTTCCTGCTCCGCCAACACCGCCGCGTGGATATCCATCGCCCACGGTTACTGGAGAGTTCTCACCAACTGCGCTAGAACCACCACCACCGCCACCACCACGGCCTGGACCTGTGTTTCCACCTGCATAACCCTCAACAGGAGTGTAACCGCCTAAATTACCAGCACCGCCAGTGCGATTAGAATTACTTTCCGTAGTTGCACCGCCACCAGAACCACCAGGAGCACCGTCTTGAAGTGAAGTTCCATCTTGTGCAAAGCCAGCACGACCACCAGCAGTAGAACTAATAGTTGAAAATGCAGAATTATTACCGTCTGTTGGTTGTGAACTTGGACTTACAACACCGCCTGCACCACCTGCGCCAACGGTTACGGTAATTGGTGAACCAGATGTTACTGCAAATCCTGATGCTGTTCTGTATCCGCCAGCGCCGCCACCGCCACCGCCACGACTACCTGCACCGCGACCACCACCACCAGCGCCAGCAACTACAAGATATTCAACTGTTGAGGGTGTTCTTGGACGATTTTGACTAGCCATAATTCCTAGTATTGGAATCATTATGCTAAATCTCCAACCACTAACCAAGAATTTGCAGCCAATTTAATTGCACTTGCCGCCGAGTTGACTGCTCTAAGTTTTGGAGTAGCACTTGTTGCGCCAGTTGAAATTACAGTTGTTGTGCCAGGAGTTGTTGCACCAATAGTTGGTTGACCTGCTCCTGTGATCCATACAAAGTTAATGACAGTTCCGATTGCAAAGTTAAAAGTAGCATCGGTTGGGATATTGAATTGCTGCGTTGCAGCATTGTTCATTGAGAATAGATAACCTTCATCACCACTTGCCACCGTATAAGCGGCAGTCTTGGCTGAGTAACCAATTGCAATCTTTGGAGTAGTTATAGTTGGAGTGGTTAAAGTCTTGTTAGTTAAAGTATCTGTTGTTGCCTTACCCACCAAGGTATCGCTGTTTGTAGCAGGCAGTGTTAGCGTATTAGTTCCAGCAACTGCTGTTGCTTGAACTGTAGTAGTGCCAGATGTTGACCCAGAGAAAGCTAGGCTTGCAACTGGTGGCACTGTTGATTGAAAGTTATTTAAATCGTAAGATGTAAGAACGTGCTTGACTGTAGCACCTGCGGTGTGTGTGGTTGGTGAAGTGCCTGCCCGTCCACGCACAATAGTCATTGTGTCGCTGGTCTGGTTGGTAATAAAAACAATTTCTTCATTAATCGTATCTACATCAATGGCAACGGTAAAGACATCTACGTTACCAGCCGCTAGTGTTACACCACCCATAAGAGCAGTTCCAGTGCCGGAAGCCACCGTCATAGAGGTAGCACCAGATGTTGTAATAGCAGATTGAAGCGTTGTTTCAATACTGGTAGATGAAAATTTACTGGTCATTGGTTTTCCTTATTGGGTGTAGTGAATACGGATCGGATACTTATCTGACAACTTAATTGACTCTTCTTGTAATCGTTGTTGATACAAAGCAAAAATGTATTTAGATGCAGAAGCGCCAGCAGTTGAAGGCAACTTGCCATCGTTCAAATCTGCCTCAGCACTTGATAGGTTGATTCGTCCAGCATCAAGATATGAAAGCAACTTATATGATGC